TAAAATTTCCGGTCGTTTGGGGGCATGTCTTGTTTTAATACTCTTGGGTTGTACTTCTAGACTATCAGCACGTACTAAAACCCCGCTTCTAGAACCTTCTCTATAAATTGTAATACCCTTACACCCGGCTTCCCAACCAGCCTCATAAACCTTTTTTACTGTTTCAATATCGGCATTGGCTGGAAGATTAGTAGTATTAGAAATTGCATGACAAACCCATTTTTGAGCAGCAGACTGGATCCAAACCTTGTTAACCCAATCGATTTCATTGGCTGTCGCATTTGCATAAGGGCTATAGGCTACCGTAGCCTCTAAATCGTTTTTGTTCCATTCATAAGAAAAATTTGCTGAATTTATCCATTCTTTAAATTTATGATGATATACAGTATATTCCTGCCACTTGTCGCCTATAGGATCGACGTAATCAACTTTTGCATCTTTATCTTGAGGATTAATTTTTCTCCTTCGTGTATAATGAAGCATAAAAGCCGGTTCTATACCAGAAGATGTTTGAGTAAGACAGGAAACAGATCCGGCAGGGGCTGTAGTAGTATTAGCGATATTTCTTCTACCATATAACATATATTTTTCTAGAAGTTCAGTGCTCAATTCTGAAAGTACTCTTTTTATAAAAACATGCTCTTTTTCTTTTTCTAATTTAAAGACTGGAAAGGATCCTCTTTCTTGCGCAAGATTAATCGATTCAGTATAGGAACCGATTGCTAGATGTCTATATATACTTTCAACAGTTGATATTGATTCTTCTGAGCCGTATCTTTGACCCAGCATTGCAATAACGTCACCAACACCAGTAACACCTAGACCAGTTCTTCTACCCTGCTGCGCGCGAGATCTTATTTTTGACCAAAGATTAAGCTCAATAGCTTTTACTTCAGCTGGTTCTTGATCCATAGATATCTTTTTTAGAATTTTGTCAATTTGTTCAATTTCTAAATCAATCATATCGTCCATTAATCTTTGAGCTTTTTTTGTTATCTCAATAAAATGGTCATAATCAAATTCAGCCCCGGGGCTCCAAGGATTTTCAACAAAAGATGTTAAATTAACAAGCATTAATCGACAACTATCTCCCGGGGAAAGAATAATTTCGCCGCATGGATTTGTCGAAGTTGAACCAAAACCTTCTTCAGAATATATGTCACTTGGGGTATTTCTGATTGCGGTATCCCAAAATAAAATACCAGGTTCGGCTGAAGTATGAGCGGTTTCAACTATTTCTTGCCAAACTTCTGTCGCACTAGCTTCTAGAAGTATATCAGGACTTTCTGAATCAACTGGCCAACGAAGCTCATAATTGCTATCAGACTTAACAGCTTTCATAAATTCGTCTGTAATTCTAACTGAAATATTTGCACCGGTTACTTTGGTCAAATCTTTTTTAATTCGAATAAAATCCATTACTTGCGGATGGTGTACACTGATCGATAGCATTAACGCGCCGCGGCGGCCACCTTGAGCAACCTCTCTGCAAGAATTTGAAAACCTTTCCATAAATAATTCGATGCCGTCTGTTGTACGAGCAGCGTTCGAACATGTTATACCCCGAGGGCGAATATTTGATATATCGAATCCTACCCCGCCTCTTCTTTTCATTATTTGCACTTGCTCTTGATCGGTTTTAAGAATGCCGCCATAAGAATCATACGGAGATTCAATAACAAAACAATTTGATATAGACTGTATTTGAAAAGGGTTGCCAATGCCCGACATCGGAGAACCCTGAGGAACTATATACTTAAAATCCTTAAACAGTCCATATATCTCTTGCTCGTTCATAGGATTAGGATAATTTTGTTCAATCTTTGCAAATTGTGCAGCTAGCCTATGATGCATGTCTTTAGGGGTTAATTCATAATAATTATCTTCTAAATCTCTAAGAGCATACTTAGTTACCCAAACATTAGTTGCTAACTCATCACCATTGAAATATTCTAAGGTAGATTTTATAACTTCTTCTTTACTATACGCGACACTTTTCACATTAGTTCTCCTTTTGCTAGCTTAACGGAATTCCACGCTTCGCTTAATTTTTTCTTTGGATCCATATCTACTGTTTCTTCTTCACTCAACAATCTAAATTTAGATTTAGAACAATCGATGCTACATGCAAAGTTTAAACCGTCTTTTCCAGCTCTATTTTTAGCTACAAAAAGACGACAGTAGCCAGAAGACTTTTCTTCTGGCTTTCTAGAAAGACCTATTACTAAATCAGACACCTGAGCTTTACCATACGCCTCGCCCATATTTTCCAACCCTACTAACTCAGCTCTAGCGCCCTCGCGGTTTGATTGAGAAGCAGTCCATATAGGCAAGCAAAAGTCTCCAGCCAATTGTCGAAGTTCTTCATATATCAGCATTAATTCATGTCTTAAGGCGTCATATGCTTTAGTCGATCTCATAACGTCAGCATAGTCGACTATAATTAAAGAAGGAATTATACCCCTCATCTTTAATTTCTCTATATGATTTCTAACAGTCAAAACACTAGCTGATCTGGTAGGATAATATTTAATGACTAGTTTACCATAGTCATTTTTTTCGTATTTAGCCATGACCTCTTCTTTATGCTCAGTGATATCTGAACAGGGTATATCGCATAAATTGGCGTCGTATCTTTTTCCAACCTGAGTTTCGCTTAGTTCAAAAGTATAATGCACAACATTTTTTCCATGACGAATAGCTTCAGCGCCCATGGCGACAAGCCAATGAGACTTACCGACGCCAGTCGGAGCTACAACTACGCCTAGCTCACCTTTTCCTAAACCTCCGTTCAAGACATCTTTAGCATCTAGAGGTGCTAAGCCAGTAGGGCATGTAAGCCTTTGAATATCAACAAATCTTGCTTCTAGATCTTCAAAGAAATTATGCCCGATACTATGAGGCATGCCAACAGAAACTGCTTTTCTCATAAGATCAACAACAGATTCGAATTTGTCTCCTTGTACTAATTCGACCGCCTGATTTAAAGCTTCTTTAAAGGCTTGTCTTTTACAAAAATCTAAAACCTTATCTTTAACATAAGGAAGATCTTCTGGGTGCGGGTTAATTCTCATGCGTTGCAAAAAATTAATAATTTGATCTTGTAATATTCTATCTGTTCCTTCTTTTTTAAGATCTTCCCTAATTATTGTTATAACTAATTGCATTGTCGGAAAGCATCGATATTCTTCAAAATAATTAAAATACACTTCTGAAAGGTATTGAATATATTTTAAATCAAAAAAGTGAGGTTGCATAACCTCAGACATTTGTGCAGCCCAGTTTTTATCTGATACTAGACCTTGAAATATTTTTTCTTGAAAAGCCTTTCCATATTGCCTGAAATAAGCTTGACCAGATGATTCTATTTTAAGAGATGGTAGGTGCATTGTTTCTCCTATGACTTTATAATGCTTGATTTTAAATTAAGGTAAATTTTGTCGACGTTAATAGATCGGGGTATTTCAATTCCTTCTTCGACTAATGCCTTGATCAAACCCAATTTATTTCTGCCCTCTGTAACATTTTCCAAATTATACTTCAAATTTCTAATATGTTCTGCAGAAAGATTACTAATATCTAGATACATTAATTTCCAGTTTCTTTTTGGAACATCTTTATTGGCTAAAATATTTTTATACATTTTCAAATTACTGTTTTTCGAACGTTGTTCACATAACTTAATTATATCGTTAACGCTAACAAAATCATTAGATTTTAATTCCGGGAACCTTTTTGCTAAAGTTTTAAAGCCAATGCCCTTTATCCCGGAAATATTATCAGATGAATCTCCTATAAAGCATCTCGCTGTTACAAAGTTCTCAACTGTAATTCCGTATTTTTCGAAAACGTATGTATCATTAACTAGTTTTTTAAGAGAAGGACTCCATTGTCTTATTCGTGGAGATAGCAATTGGTGAAAGTCTTGATCCATAGAAACAATAACAATCTCGTCTTCTTTAAAACAATACCTCGCTATATATCCTATAATATCATCAGCTTCACATTCTGGAACATAGAGCTGATTAATTGGTATATACTGAATAAGTTTTGTAACTAAGGCTACCTGATGATTAAAATTTTCTTTTGTATTAGGTATATCTTCATATATCTTTGATCTGTTCAGTTTAAGCGGCTTTCTGTTCATTTTATATTCTGGAAGAATTTGTCTTCTTCTAGCTGAGCCACCTCCCTCCCAACAAACATATACTTTTTTAGGGTTGAATTTTCTAACCAGCATGTTAAGTGATCTTATGAAGCCAACAGAGCCGCCTACATGATGACCTTGTGAAGACATGACGGGGACGACTACATAAGACCTGGCAAATAAATTTAAGCCATCGATTATTAAAATTGGTTTTTGATCAGACATTATGCCTCCGGATCTACAAAGTTAGGGTGTTCTAATTCGATTGCAACCGATCTAATTTCTTCGTAACTTTCATGATCGATATTAACATGTTTTAAATTTCCAACAAGTTCTGCAAAAGCGGTGTTAAAAACAATATCAACGTATGGCGAGTATTGCGGGCTTTTCCAAACATCATTAAACTCAGCTTTATAAAATTTCTTTTCTTCAATAATAGTTCCATCTTTAGAATTTGTAACGCTTAAATTTTTCCAAGCTCCAGCTCCTGTAATATCAATTATCATATTTTTATATTCAACTGGGCCATGTTCTTTGCAGTGTTTACGTAATACATCAAAAACTTGTTCATGTTCATATATACCTTTTCCAAAATGAATCTCGAATAAACACTCTCTAAAGGGAGCACTTACTTTATTTTTAATAGTCTTTGCTCTGACATTAATTCCAGCAATATTTCCTCTTTTATCTTTAATTTGTTGCCCAGCGCCTAGTTTAATTCGAACCGAGGAATGAAATGGAATTGCCTTTCCCCCGGGGGTGGTTGTAGGATCGCCGTACATAACACCAATCTTAGTACGGGTTTGATTCAAACAAACCATAAGAACATTTTCATTCGCAATAACACCCGTTATTTTTCTCATTCCTTTCGAAATAACCCTAGCTTGGAGACCAATAGTCTGTTTATCGTAGTCTCCAAGAAGTTCATCTTTTGGAGACGTGGCGGCAACAGAATCCCAAATTATTGTAATTGGCACGTCCTTTTGAAGACTTTTCGCTTTTAAAATAGTTTTTTCTGTGATACTCAAAACTTCTTCAGTACAATGAGTATCGACGTATACAAAGCGTTTACTTATATCGACTCCTAGAAGTGCGAGGTTGTCGACAGAAGTAGCATTTTCTGTATCGATATATACGACTATACCGCCGGCTTGTTGTGTACTTACGGCAATTTGAATAGCTATATGAGACTTCCCAATAGAAGGAGGGCCGAAGATCTCTACTATTCTTCCTTCCGGCAAACCTCCATTTGGTCGGCCAGCGATTAAAAAATCTAGCTGCTTTGAGCCAGTACTAATCCACCTTTTTACGTGTGTTGGCGATTCGTCAAATGCTAAATTATATGCTATTTTATTACCGTGATCTTTATTAAGTGATTTAATTAAATCAGAAGTAAAGTCAACAGCATCTTCATCTTCTACTTTACCTTTTATTTTTTTCTTTTTTGCCATATTCTCTCCTAGATTATGTATATACAATTTATACAGTTTCGGTGTGTTGTTCAATAAAAAAGAGAAGGTTTTCACCTTCTCTTAATTAACCGGGATAAACCTAATTAATTTTTTAATATGGAATTTCCTTTTCTAAATCAGCAAATGCGTCATCTAAACTATCAAAAGCTTCTTTCTTTTTACTTGAATCACTAGTGCTATTGTTTGTTTTAGTATTAGGCGGATTATGTACGGTTTCAGTCTTACTAGCGTTATCTGATATATTACGACTAGTTTCAGTATTATCTTCACCACCTGTTAACCAAGCATTAATAATATTTTCAAGTTCATCATATGACTTTAAAGAGTACATATCATCAAGATTGGGAACATTTGCCGCCCATTCTTTTATTTGAGTTTTTGTACCTAGCTCTGTAGGCTTTGGGCGAGCTCTAACTTCTGTCGTTGCGAATTGTCGACCGGGTAGCTTTGTACAAGTTACTCTAACATCATGACCTTCATAAACGTCAGTAATATCTCCATAGTCTGGATCCATTATAATGTTCAAAAGATTTTGATAAACCATTTTTCCAAAGGCCCAAAGTTTGACACCTTCATCTTCTTCGCCTCTTACAATAACCGACGCATAAACTCTCATCTTAGGATAAAGCTTTTTTGCCATTTCATAAGCTTCGGGCGTTCCTTCTTCTTTTAACTTATTAATAAGTTCTTGAATAGGATCGATTTTCCCAAATTGATTTGGCGTTAACAAGCCCGGGTTATCACCAATATTATAATAGAACCACCGTTCTTTAAACGGGTTACCATCATTATCAGTAAAACCAATAATTCGAACTGTAGATTCTTCGCCCTCTTGCGGACGCCACATCGATCGTCGTTTTGAATTGACACCAGAAAGTTGATTTAACTTACTACGAATTGCATTAAAATCAATAGCCATATATATCTCCAAATATTTAAATGTTTATTGCTGTTACCATTAATAGTAACTTTAATAATATAACAATTTAAGTAGAAGTGTACAAGCTATTTTTTCTTCTTTTTATTTTTATATCGATGATCAGTAACACCGCCTATAGGAGCAGTATATCCTACAATACTTGCGGCTACGCTTGCTTCATCTACTTCTTCATCATCTACTTTATACTGCGGATTATCTCTTTCTTCCTCAGCTGATAAATCTGGTTCACCTAATATATATTTTTTCTCCGCGGCTTCTAATATACATTCTCTTATGATTTGTTTAAGTTGCTTTTTTGTAATTTTCATTTCCATCCTTTATCTTTATCTTGAATAGTATCCTCATTAACTTGCGATGCTTTTAATGCTGTTTTAGCCATGACTTACTCCTTCAGTTCGTATACAACTTCATACACTCTATACGCACATCAGCATAACTTCTTTAACTCTTTAATCGCGCCAGGAGACCATACACATCCACTGGCAACATCCCATCCGTAATACCAGAAGTGTTGTCTACGCTTCTTAAGATACGGACATATTTCAATTCCATCATAACTCTCAGATACTCTCTTCCAGTCGATCACCAGATCATACCTTCCCTTTACACCGTACTCTTTTTCAAAGGCATCGAATTCATCAACAGTTGAGATAAATAACATGTTAGAGTCATTTAATACCACTTCATAAATTGCGTCATACCCTTTATTACCATAGCCTCTCATATCAGAGTCACAGAATTCTTTCCACTCTCCTCCACAGTCATACCACATCCCAACCGGTTTCTTCGGCCCTACTTGATCTTCCGGGCCCGGTTGCTGAAATGGTCCAGTATCAATGCTGTCTTCTGCTTGTGAGTGATGTAGCCTCTGTGCTTGCACACCTTCTGTTAGGATACCTCTTATATATTGTCTTAAGTGTTTCATTACCATTCCGATTCCATTCACATTCCTCTTTTGCGCAGCTCATCTATAACTGGAGTGACTTTAACAGCAAAATCTTCTTCGTCTAATTCGAACCTTGGGCCATTAGTCATCCCCGGATTCTCTTGCAAGAAAGATTGTTTTGCGTATTCAATATCTTCTGCAGAAGGTGTGTTGTCAATTGCTGAACCTTCAGAGTCCATATACACTGTGAATGCTAAATAGTCAAAGCTAGTTGCTTGGTCATAATTCAATTCATCCCAAGTAATATTGCCAGTAGTTGGCTCGAGGATAGACCATATCCGAAGGTCTGGATGTTTAATCACGCCAGATGAATATGCTAACTCTTTAATCATCTCCCACATTTCCATCCCGCCATCTGGATCATCTAGCTCCCAGAGTGACATTATTTTAGCAACCTCTTCAGCTTGAGAATCTTCAATTGATTCTTTGATTATGTTCCTAAGCTGTTGTTCTGTAATTTTCATTAAAATATTCCAGCTTCATAAAATTGATTATAAAAATCTTCAAATTTATCATATGTTCTTTTATATCCTGTGTCCCCTGTTAACTCATAAGAATCTATATCTAAAAGTTCTGCGACTGCTTTCGATCGGGCAAACCATTCTTTACTATCTATATCTAATTGTTCCTCAACCTTAAGAGCTTTACTATGACTTATAACCCAGTCCATATCCGGGTCAGCCATATAGTCATCTAGATCTCGTCGCATTGTTTGGATCCGCTTAGATGGCTTGTTTTTCCAACCTATAGTCATATCAAAAAGCATTTGTGCAATATATTTCTTCTCATCGTCGGGAGCATCTTCTAAAATACCGCTCTGGACTAAATTTAATGCCTGCTTAATATTACTGATATCATCCGTTTCTATCATCGATATAATTTTTTCAGCATATGACCCGGGTTCAATTGCCTCTTTGATAATTATCCTTAATTGTTTTCTTGTAATTTTCATACTTTAACCTCTTAATAAAAAAGAACGTACATTGTACGTTCTTAAATATATCCCTACAGAGTAATTATTCTATAAGTTATTCATATTTTTAGCATGGATTAATAAAGCGCCTAATTTATTTAAAGGCTGATCAGTATCGATAGAGGCTATAGCTAAAAATTCGTCCTGAGACAAAGTTATACCGAATTCCGAAAGTATCATTAATGTTCTTTGAGTCGGTGTCATCCTAGGTAGCTCGTCGTTATAACAATAGAATTCTCCTAACTTTTCTTGATGCCACTCGCTTTCTTGCGGTACTAACCAATCTGTCGTAGAAGTTCCTAGCCGACCAAGATCATGTAAAAGAGCAACCTTATACAAAGACTTTATATCATACTCATTATTATAGTGTGTATTTAAATTTTTAATAGCTGAAACCAGAGCCAACGAAGATGATATCAACCCTCCCGGTTCGCAACCATACATATGCTTTCTAGGATTTGCTGGAGCTATTACTAATCTTTCACCTATTGTTTCTAGCATATTATTAATATTACTATCCTCAAATCGATTTAAAAGTTTATTATATATATTCCAGTTACTTTCTATTTTTTCGAACTCTGACACATTACCTCCGTTCAGTAGTTAATTTAATTTTTTCCAATTATTTCTAGAAAAGTATATTAAAAGTTCATCTTTACCAGAAATTCCTTCGACTCTTAAAAAGGAAGGAGATTTTTTATTGAATATATTATAAGACAAATTGCTAGCGATTACAGCAGACCATAGCCAAAAAGCATAATCTTTTCTAGCGCTTCTTACATCTCCTATAGACTTTTCACTTAAGGCATCTGATTTTAATTTAATTACTATCCCTTCTGTCCTTCCCTTTTTAACCACCTTAAGGCCCTGAAATATCATTTTAAATTCATTATTCAATGGCCCTTGGAACATATAACTTAACACTTTATATATATTTTTTATAGGATCAGATTGATAATTTAAAGTTCCTATGCCTAATTCTTTTGTTAATTTTCCTGGGGAATTAAGAGCTTTTGATCTTAATGCTTTTTGATCTTTGGTATCACTTCCTTTTCTTACATAGAAAGTTGTTATATTCGAATAGTCTTCGTCTTTATTTTCCGATTCTAATAGCAAGTAATCTTTTAATTTCATTTTTTATCTCCATTATATTCACAGCCTGTAGAATTAATTTCCTCTACCTTAACTGGAAGACTTAAATTTTCTGTTATTTTTAATTCGTCTGGTATGCTACCTATACCACTAAATATCACTGCATCGTGAATTATCCAATGAGGTTTTAAATTTGGGTTGTTTTTAAAGAAAATTTCGAATGCGAGTAAGGCCGCGTCGGCTGCACTACTTTGTAACCAGAGAGATAAAAGATGACGGTCATTTCTTTCTTCAGCAAAAATAGGGCGCCCAAAATAGTTTTTTATCATATTTCCTTTTTTACTTTTTTTAATTTCAGATATCTTTTTTTCAATTTTTAAAATTTTGTCAACTTCTGGTATTTTTTTTGAACCGTACATACTTGAAATTATCTCAACCTTTTGTTTTGTTCTATTACCTTTAAGTTTAGCTTTATTTCCAATCCATTCATATATATCACCCTCAACATGATCTCCGTTGGTTGCTAATAAAAATCTAGGCTCCATACTAGAAAAGTCGATCATTCGGCAGCCTTGAACTATGTCTCTCAAATTTTTCTTAAGCCCAACAACATTCAAGCCAGATATTACTTTAAGTCTCCCGGTTTTTGTAGCTCGACAATATCTAGGAGGATTAATATATCCTAAATTATCTTCATCATTATAGCTAGGAATTATGCTTTTAAGGTATCCCTGAGTATCGGCTATAGCTTTTGCCACTTCAAAACTAGTCTTATCTATCGGAGCTGGGGCAAGCGACCAGATAAAACTCTGGGTCCTATTCAAAATTTCGAGATATGAATCTGATTCATGTTCCTTGAAAAATTTCTTTAATTCTGCAATTATAATGTTTAATTTTTTTCTTACTGGCCTTTTTCCAATCAATTTGGACCATGGCACATTACCCCTAATGTTAAGTTGCCGTTTCATTGCTATATATTTTTTATCAACGATTGTTGGTAATGTAATATTCCAAGTTTCTAATAATTCTTTGACGTTCAAAGTACTTTGAGCGCCGAAAACCCAGTCTTTATGATAATCAACCCAATAATAATTGTCTTCAGTTACATAGAGGTGCTTTTCAGAATCTAAAATATTTTTATCGATAGTAAACATATAACATTATAATCGATTAATATATCAATTAACAAAAAATAATTGATATATTAGGATTTATTTTGTTTTTTCAT